TTTTCAAGCAGAAGACGGCATACGAGATTAGCTGCAGTCTCGTGGGCTCGGAATGTGTATAAGAGACAGACATTATTATATAGGAGGTATATAATAAAGCTAGCACAAGAGATACAAACTGAAATAAGTGGAGGTGCAGTTATGAGAACGCCTAAAGAGATTGCTTTGGATATTATGAATGGAGATAAAAAAGCTAAAGCTGAATTGGAAAAAATGTGGGGATACAAATTTGAGGATATGACGATAGAGCAAAGGCGGCTAGGGGTTACAATGCTTTCTGCGTTTGAGCCGCAGTGGAATAAATAAGGAGATAATACAATACCCCCCCTACCTATTCTAACTATTAAGGAGGTAACTGATTATGCTAGAAAAGAAAATCAGGAGATATAAGATCATGGATGCTCATAGAGAGCTTATCAGAAAAGGGCTTTATAGACAGGCTCAGCTAGTGCTCAGGCTATTAAGAGATGGTAAGGTAACTCTCTGGCTGGATGATGATAGCTGGGCGGTAGAGAGCCTTTTAGAGGGGCTGGGGTGCCGTATTTGGTATGATAGCAGAGGTAATAGAGCGGTAGCTCATCTATGAGGAGGTATAAGTTATGGTAGAGGTGTTTAAGTGTAAGAGGTGTGGTGATGAGTTCACAAATGAGGAGCTAAGAGAGCTAAAAGAAATAGGGGAGGCATATAGTAAATTTCCTTTCCTATGCCCTGATTGCTTTGATGAGTTTCAGAGGCTTGATAGTGAGGATCAAATGAGGTATTTAGCGGAGGATAGATATGACTGGTAGAGAGTTGGCAGATAAATACTGTATGAGTTGTAAGATTGGTCTATATAACTGTACTATTATAGTTACTCAATGCCCTTATATTAAGGCTCAGGAGAATTTATCCCAGAGAATTAAGGAATTAGAGTACAGTTATGAGAAAACCTTACAAGAGGGAGATGAGAGTGAGAGCTAACAGGAGTAAGAGATGCTTTGGAGATTATCGGTAATTGACAAAGCTATATAGAGGGTATATAATAATGGAGGTGCTATCATGCTGATAGTAGATAGAGTAGATTTCTATAAAAGCTATTTTAGTGATTGTAAGGCTGTAGATCCTGTGAAAACTTTATTGCATAAAGGTGTACCAGTAGATAAGCTGGATGCTTTGGAGGCTCTCAGAGCTCTCAATACTGAGTTATCTGATTTGTACATGGTAGAGATCCCTGTTATTACTTGCTGGGTAAGAGATAGTAACTATGTACCAGAAACCAGAGAGATATATCTTACTGAGCCTGATCTTAAAGATTTTCTACATCAGTTTAGACATCATTTGCAGAATATTGAGAGGCGTTATGAGCGGAGAGGGCTTACTACAGAGGGAAATCAGGAGATAGCTCTTATCCCCTATCAAGAGTGTATCTTCAAGCTCAGAGGTGAGGATGATGCTATAGCATGGAGTAAAATGCTTTTAGAGCTCTGTAATCATAAATCATAAAAGGAGGTTTAGCGGTATGAAATGCCCTAAATGCGGTAGTGAGAATGTTACTGTACAGATGGTAACAGAAACTAATCTTAAGGAGAAAAAACATGGCGTTATCTGGTGGCTTTGTGTAGGGTGGTGGTGGCTACCTATTAAGTGGTTGGTATTTACTTTACCAGCATTACTTATAGCCTTATTCAAGCCTAAGAAGTATAAAACCGAAACTCGCACTAAAAAAATGGCGGTATGTAATAATTGCGGTAAGAGCTGGAAAGTATGAGATTGGTACTATAAGAGCTGAGCGGTGTAAAAGCCTCTCAGCTCTTTTTTTGTCTAAAAATGCCTTTGTAATGTGATTAAGTTAGGTATCACAGAAAGGGAGGAGAGCAGATGGGCGAACAGAAACAAATAACCTCTACAGATATTAAGTTAGCTCTCAGAGATACACATGATAATAGAAATACTTACTTTGTTACGGAGTGTAAAACCTGTAGTACTTATTTTCCAGATCCTCAGGGGTTGCTTATTTTTGATGGATTGGCTATTACAAAGAGTTATACAAAACCTTGTATTATCGGTTATGAGATAAAGGTTAGCAGGAGTGATTTTCTGGGGGATAACAAGTGGCACTTATATCTACAGTATTGTAATGAGTTTTTCTTTGTAGTGCCTAAAGGGTTGATCCGAAAAGATGAGATACCTGATGGAGTGGGGCTTATTTATTATGATCCTGAGGCTAAGCAAGTTCTTAGAACGATTAAAAAGGCTCAGTATAGGAAGATAGAGGAGCCTGTAGGTGTGTACAAATACATAATCTTTAGCCGCTTTGAGGAGGATAGGATACCTTTTTATGAGGATAGGGCTGAATATGCTAAGGCTTATCTTGAGGATCAGGCTGTAAAGAAATCAGTAGGAGGAGTTCTGGGCTCTAGGCTTGCTAAAGATCTCTCTAGGGCTTTGGAGAAACTTGATCGGGTTACAGGTAAAGAGTATGAGCTGGGATGCTGGCAGAAAGTAAGGAAAATACTTGAAAAGCATAATCTTTACTGGTGCTGGAGGCGGCAAGATGATTATGAATGGGTAAATGAGGTTGATAAAGCCTTGAGTAGTTCTGTATCTATTAGGGATTTGGATAACATAGAAAATCAATTACAGTTAGCTCTAAATACGATAGAACGCCTTAAGGAGGCTAGTGTAGATGATAAAAGCGGAGTATAAAGGGATCTCTGAGGAGATTTTGGGGCATGAGCTTATTAGCGGTAAAGTTTATCCTATTACTACCTACATACAGAAAAATAAGCTAGTTGTAAGAATAAGCCGCCCTATGTTTCCTTTTGAATTGCAGTATAGAAATCTTGAGGAGTTTTGTAAGTACTGGAGAGTGAGGGCGGTATATCATGGGTAGAGCGGAAAGGCGGAGGCTGGAAAGAGAAAAAGGAAAGGCTCAAAAAACATATACTCTTACTCAGGCTCAGATAGATGCTATTAAAAAGGCGGCTGTAGATAAGGCAGTAGATACAGGGTTTATCTTGATGTTAGCTATTCCTGTAATGGTGCTCCATGATAAGTACTGGGCTAAAACCGCTAAAAAGAGGATGCCTGAGTTTATTGATAGGTGCTTAGATTTATATGATAGCTACAATAAGGGCTATGTAGAGCTTAAGGATCTTACAGATACTCTCTGGGAGGAGGGAGGTATTAGGCTTGAGAGGTCTGATACTCCTATTAGATACTATGGAGGTAGTGAGGATGAATAACAGTACAAGAGCTAAGAGCTCTCAGCAAGAGAAAAGAATTGCTAAGGCTCTGGGAGGTAGGCAAGTAATAGGATCGGGCTCTACCCCTTTTCTTAAGGGGGATGTGATTGCGGGTAAGCTCTTTATTGAGGCTAAGACAAAGATGGAGCCTAGTAAGAGTATATCTGTAAAAAAGGCGTGGCTGGAGAAAGCAAGGGCTCAAGCTCTTAGTACCAGAAAAGAGGATTTTGCAGTAGCTATCTCTTTTGGAGATCCTAAAGAGTATTACATAATTGAGGATAGCTTGTTTGAGGATCTGTTTAAGAGCAGAGAGGCTCTTAGAGCTATTATTGATGGGCTGGGCGGCTTAGACGATCCTCCTATTTCTGAGGATTTGCCTAACTTGACAGCTAGCGGTATTAGAACGCTGATACGGAGGTTTTATAGTGAGTGATGTAAGGATAAAGTTAAAGGATTTAGCAGAGTTGGCTAGAGGTGATACCCTTAGGATTATAAGCTCTAGGACAGGTAAGGTATTAGTATATTCTTATCACAAAGAAAAGCATGAGCATTTAGGAGAGCTTGAGATTACAGGTATTTTTACAGAGTTGGAGCTGAGTGGTACAGTTAAGAACTTTGCTAGATCAAGGCTTGTATGTTGGGCTTATGAGGATGATTTTAGAAAACTTCAAGCTGAAAAGGAGTTAGGGCGATATGTACGATCTTAAAAAGCAAAATTTAGCTAATGCTGAACACTTTGGATATGAGGCTCAGAGTAACCAGCTTGTAGAGGAATGTGCAGAGCTCATACAGGCAGTTAGCAAATATAGGAGAGCGGCGGCAGAGGATGAGAAAATGATAGCTCTTTCTAATCTGATAGAGGAGGTTGCTGATGTAGAAATAATGTTTGAGCAAATTAAGCACCTACTCCAGATACAAGAGGGAGATATATTAGCTTTGAAACAGTTTAAGATAAACCGCACAAGAGAGCGGATAGAGGGGAGAGGGTAAAACCTCTCCTTAATTTTTTATATTCTTTCTAACAATGCTCCTCAAAAGTGATTAAGTTAAGTATCACATATTGAGGAGGCGGCTTTATGAGTGTTGCGGCGGATATAGTTGATTATCTGAGAGAATATCATACCTCAGAAAACAAGGCTATTAAAGGTAGAGAGCTTTGTGAGCTCTTTAATCTACACAGTAAACAGGTTAGGAATATTGTAAGCGATTTGCGGCAAGATGGAGAGCCTATCTGTAGCTCTAATTATGGCTATTGGTACTCTAAAGAGCTTGATGATATTGATCGTACAATTAAAAGGCTCTCTGAGCAAGTGAAAAATATGAGCCGTGCCATTGAGGGATTACAGAAAGCTAAGGAGGTTTCTCAAAATGAGGATTAGGCACAGAAATAGAGCTCTAAGAGTTAAGAGGTTATGTGTTTTCTTAGCCTTTGTAGTGATAGCTATTTTGGCGGCTGTACTAATTGAATTTGAAAGTACTGGATTTGATAGCACTGTTAGCAATAGCTCATATAAAGAAAGTGAGGCATATGAGGTAGAGGTTGATAGTGTAACCTCTGTAAGTACTTATACTCCTAAGCCTATACAGATTGCGTATGATGATCCTGATAATTACATATACCCCTACAATACAATGAGTGCAGATTGGGGCGGAGAGATTTATGAGAATGGTTTTAGGTTTTATGAAATCCCTGAGGAATACAAAAGAGAGGGCGGTTGTTTCCCTGAGGTAGTACAAGTATATCTCTGGAGTTTATGTAAGGAGAGAGGTATTGATTACTGTACAGTGGTAGCCCTTATTGAGAGAGAAAGCGGCTATAAGTATGATGCCGCTGGAGATAACGGAAACAGCAAGGGGTATATGCAAATATATGAAAAGTGGCATAGAGAGCGGATGGAGGCAGAGGGTGTAGCAGATCTCTATAATCCTTATGGCAATATTAGAGTAGGTCTTAATTACCTCCAGAGCCTTAGTGATCGGTATATGGATAATAGTGGGATGAGTTGTGTACTGATGGCGTATAACATGGGAGAAAGTACGGCTAAGAGATTTTGGGATGATGGCGTTTACAGTTCCTCATATACTAGAGGCATTTTGGCTAGGGCAGATGAGATCAGAAAAGAAATAGAGTAAAGAATGGAAAGGGTAAGGGATTTGAAATCTTTTACTCTTTTCTGAGGAGGGCTGTATATGTTTGAGATTGGAGAGGTAGTTAGGTGGATGGAGCCGTTAGATCCTGAGTATAGTTACGGTAAAATCCTCAGCATTAAGCATAATATAGCTACTCTTGAGGAAATGGGTTATTACGCTGGTAAGGTAGTAACAAAACATATTAGATACATAAAACACTTGGAGAGAGGTAGTAGAGGTGAGAGTACGAAACATAGTAAATGATGAATTGCTGAGGATGAGTTACTCAGAGCCTAAGAATATAAAAAACTTTCTCCGAAACTGGTCGGGGCTGGAGAGCTTAAGCCTAAAAGGTGATACAGTAGCTATCTGTATTTTGGCAGATTTGAAAAAGGTAACAGGGATAGATCCTGATTTATATAATAGGCACAATAGAGCAAGGTTTGATGCTGGGTATCAAGATGGAGAGCTCACTTATTATCAATTCATGAGCATAGCTTATACTTTGGTGTTAGGGTATTCTCAGGAGGATATTGCTTATGTGATGGGCGTGGATCAATCAGTTATCAGTAAGAATATCCGTACAGGGGTAAAAAGAATAATCAAAGTATTGGAGGGCGGTGCTAGTGAGGATAAAGTACAGGAAAGAGGATGAGGCGGATAAGTGGTTAAAAGAGCATGATCCTTATTATAAAAGTACTGCTAAAAATAAGCGTAAAAAAACTAAGTATCCTTATGAAACAGTTGAGCAAGAACATAGGAGAGTAGCTGTAGAGATACCGTTTAGTAATCTTAACGCCTCTCAGAGGCGGCAGATGAAAGATGTTGCTGGAGCCTATGATGAGGATGGTAGATTTGAGTTGTAGAGGGTAAATACATATTTTCTACAGGTTTGTAACCTATCTAATGAAACAAAAAGGAAATCCTTTTACATTATTATTTCATAGGAGGTAGATGGCATGAATAATCAGCACAATGTAAAGTATACTGATCCATTGGTATTAAAGCCGTATGAGAATAATCCTAGAGTAAATGATTATGCGGTAAAAAAGGTACTGGCAAGTGTTGAGGAGTTTGGCTTTACTCAGCCTATTCTTGTAGATGAGAATATGGTTATTATTGCGGGGCATACACGCAGAGAGGCGGCGATTTTAAAAGGGCTTAAAGAGGTGCCTTATATTGTGGTAGACTGGCTTAGCCCTGAGAAAGTGAGAGCATACCGCATAGCAGATAATAAACTTGCAGAGCTGAGTACATGGGATGATACTGCATTAAGAGAGGAGCTCTTTGAGCTGGAGGCGGTAGATTTTTCTCTTGAGGTGATGGGCTTTACTGAGATGGATCTTAAAGATCTCTTTATTGAGGAGGAGCCTGAGGCGGGGAAAGAGAAACCTCCTAAAGAGGAAAAAACTACTTTACCTATGCTGAGGTTTGGTAGTAACAGTGTAAGGATTACAGAGGATGAGCTGGTGCTCCTTAGTAATCGTTATAATGAGTATGTAGAGCTTACCCCAGAGGAGGGCTTTATTACATGGCTCTTAAAAAGAGGGCTATAATGAGGAGAGTGTTTAGTAAAACAAGTGATGAGTGTTTACAGTGTTCTTACTATGAGGATTGTGATAAAAAACGGTTAGTGATGTGTGCTGTAAAAGAGATGCCTCCTCAGGTAGCAGAAAAAGCGGCGGAGAGTGTGAGTATGCCTTTTGTAGAGGATTTAGCGGTAAAGCATGATTACAGAGATGTAAAGATAACCGAAAACACAACTATCACGATTGATCTTGAGGATCTTAAGAAACAGATGGAAAAGGATTTTTATAGGGCGTTAGGGTGCCTGTTTATGGAGTGCTAAAGTTCGGAGGTACATAAAGTGTATAATTGCGGTGTAAGGGAAAAAACTTTACTTGAGGAGTTGGAAAGCCTAGATTTAGATCAGCATGACAGAGATAGAATTGTAAAAAAGTATACAGATGAGGAGAATAGGAACAAAGAGCAAGCCTATAATGAGGTAAGAGCTTTGAGGCGTGAGATTGAGGAAAAAGATAATATCATTAAGGGTTTGGCTGGTTATATTGGGATGCTAAAGTAGGGAGAGGTGTAAAAGCCTCTCCTATTTCATTTCTATGAAAAACGCCATTGAAAAAAGAGGAAAGCGGCGGGGCGGCGGAGAGAGTGAAACTCCCTATAAAATAAAGCCTAAAACAAAAGAAATATAAAGAGTATCTCTAACTGAAATATAGAGAGTAATAAGGTAAGTGTATAAGAGAAAGAGAATAGCCCTATTTTACCCCGATTACAGAAACTATCCCTTGAATGTTAGAGAAACTACAAGAATACCTCAAAAAATAAAAGAGGCAGAAAGGAGGGCGGTTGAGTGGCTAGTTTGAATAAAGAGAATGATCTCCAGCGTGAGGCGTTTGAGATTTACTATGGTTTAGGGAAAAAGCGGAGCTTAAAGGCAGTTGCAGAGCGGGTAAGCCGTACTGAGCGTACTGTAGCTGGATGGAGTAGAGCCTATAACTGGGTAGATCGGTGTTATCAGCGTGAGATTGAGGATGCTAAGGCGGGAGAGGCTAGTAAAGTAGCTCTGGCTCAGACTACAGATGTTAAAACACGATATAGGATCATGATAAATAACCTGATGGCTAAGGCTACTAAGATGATTGCAGAGGGCAAGCTGGGTATTAGGAATGTGCAGGATTTTGAGAGAGTTATCAAGCTGGATCTTTTGCTTATGGGTGAAAGTGTGGATAGGTCTGAGCTGGTAGGTGCTACAGAGCTATCTCAGGCGGATAAAGATAGGCTGGATAAGATAGCTAAGCTCCTTAGTGCTAAATAGGATTATTGTGCAGATTGTACAGCGGTATAGTGTTTATCTTATAGGCTAAATACAGGGTGAAAAGACAATTTGCACAAATGAGAGCCGAATATCAAAAAAAAACGGCTTGAGCTGATTAGGTTAAGTATCAAAACAAAGGAGGTCTACACAGATGGATCATAATGCAGTAAAAAGCCCTAAACATTACACAGAGGGTAGGCGTTTTGAGCCTAAAGATGTTATCAGAGATTGGGGGCTCAATTTTAATCTGGGCTCAGCTCTTAAGTACATAGCTAGGGCTGGCAGAAAGGGAAATATTGTAGAGGATCTGGAAAAGGCTAGAGAGTATCTTGCTTTTGAGATTGAGGCTCTTAGAGCTGAGAAAGGAGCTACTCCTGATCCTAAGGCGGATGTAAATAAGCCTCATTTTAAGGAGAAAGCTGATGAGGGTATGTGTTGCGGCGTGATTGAGCTTGAGGTGCCTAGAGATATGCCTCTTGAGGCGGTTATCCAGATGGCTATTGAGAAAATCGGGGAGGATCTGGGAAAATGAAGATTGTAAAAGCTGGATATGAGATCCTTGATGAAATCAATGGGGCAGAAATCCTTAAAAAGATTGAGCAAGTAGCTAGAGTATGCTACAAGAGTGAGGATAAAATTACTGATGGTAGTGCTGAAAAGATGGTAAAGGCTCTTATAAAGAGAGGTCATGAGGCTATGCTGGAGCATTACAGCTTTTCAGTAAAGTTTATTGTAGATCGTGGGGTATCACATGAGATTGTAAGGCATAGAGTAGCCTCTTTTGCTCAAGAGAGTACTAGATATTGCAATTATGGTAGCAAAAATGGAGAAATCACGGTTATTGAGCCTTGTTTTTGGGGAAAGGGTAGTATAGAGTACAATGAGTGGGCTAGTGCTTGTGAGATGGCAGAAAGTTACTATCTTTCTTTGATTGAGTTAAAAGTTACTCCTCAGGAGGCTAGATCTGTACTTCCTAATAGTCTTAAAACTGAGGTAGTTATGACTGCTAACCTTAGAGAGTGGAGGCATTTTTTCAAATTGAGAGCGGTAGGTATTACAGGAGCACCTCATCCTCAGATGAAAGAGGTAGCTATCCCTTTGCTAAAGGAATTGCAGGAGAAAGTATCTGTTGTTTTTGATGATTTAGTAGTAGAGGGCTGAGAGAGGAGGGCTATCTGTGAAAATTGGAGATATTGTGTATCTCAAAAAAGAAAGTAACTTAATGGGTGAAATTAAGACTATTGATGAGATGGATAGGGCTACTCTATCTCTATGTAATAAAGGACTGGATATAGTTGTAGATCTGTGTGAGCTGGGAGAAACAGGCTCAGTACAAGCTAACAGGGCTCTAAAGAGTGAGGTGCATATCTTAGGCACTCTTTATAAAATCCTCATTGTAGAGGAAAGTGATTACAGATACAGTAAAGAGGCTGATGGATGGTGTGATACCTCTGTAAAAGAGTTGTTGGTATTCAATTTTAAGCAGAGTGTAGAGAGTATTAGAGATCTGGCAGAGTATCAAAGAAAAGTTATCCGCCATGAGATTATCCATGCTTTTCTCTATGAGAGCGGGTTATGGCAGAATAGCCTAAATAGTGGAGCATGGGCTAAAAATGAGGAGATGGTGGACTGGTTAGCTATACAGGCTCCTAAAATCTTTAGAGCTTTTAGAGAGGCTGGAGTAGATGATTTTGAGGAGGTAGATGAGTAATGATTAAACTGATTGTGATAAAGGTACTCTTACTCATCTTTACTTTAGTAAGTCTTAATACAGGCTGGGGGCTGTGTAAGCTCTCAAATGAGGAGAATGATAAAAGAAATAATCAGGATAAAGGCAAAAAAGGTACTCTGGCTATGGGTATGCTACTCTGCTGGGTTTTATCTGGTATCATGATCTATAAGATGGTAACGATTTAGAGAGGCGGCAAAACGCCTCTCTTTTACTTTGAAAGAGAGGGGGTTAAGTGATGTGGATTATGCAAAAGTAGAGCTTGTAGAGGATGTGCTTTCTCAGGCTGATAATCCAGATGCCATTATCAAACACTTAATACTTAACTCTGATTTTGAGGTAGCCTATTATCTTGTATGCAAGTATATCACTAAGCGGAGTATAAAGGGTTTGCACAAGAGCATTATTGCGAATATCTCTAGTACAAAGAGTACTCTTGATTTAGCTCCTAGAGGCTTTGGTAAAAGTACAGTAGGAGATGTAGATTATTGCATAACCCGCATACTTAGAGAGCCTAATATCAGGATTATGATAGGCAGTAAAACACAAACTCAGGCGGAGGCTTTCTTAAAGGAGATCCGTACTCATTTTGAGCAAAATGAGGATCTTATAAGGATTTTCGGAGATTGGAGGGCTGGTAATAAGGGTAATGTGTGGAATGATAGAGAGTTTACGGTGAATAGGCGTACTATCATTAAGAAAGAGGCTACTGTAACCGCTCTAGGAGCCTCTGGAGCCGTTATTTCTAAGCATTTTGATGTTATTGTGGGGGATGATTTAGTAGGGTTGGAAAATGCCAGAACAGAGAGGCAGAGAGCTAACCTCAAAGAGTGGTTTTACAGCTCTCTCCTCCCTACTTTGGAGCCTGATGGTGATATACACATACTGGGTACAAGATATAACCCGCTTGATCTCTATGAGGATCTGATTAAAAGCCGTAACTATGAGGTGAATATCCAAAGAGCTATCCAGCTTATAGATGGTAAAGAGGTATCTCTGTGGGCTGAAAAGTTTACCCTTGACAGATTGAGAGAGATTAGAGCTGAAAGTGGTAAGATCATTTTCAATATGCAGTACCAGAATGATACTGAGCTGGCTAAAGGGCGTATATTTAAGGCTCAGTATTTCCGCTATTATGAGGAGTACAAAATTGATTATGATTTTCAGACAGCAAAAATCCGCATAAAAGATAGTGAGGGTATTGATCGCTGGATAAAGGTTAGAGTGTACATGGGTGCAGACTTAGCCATTTCAGAGAATGAGAATAGTAACAATGACTTTTTTGTATTGATGATTATAGGTGTAGATGATAACAGGAATGTATATGTACTGGATTATGTGAAAGAAAGGCTTACTTTCAATACACAGCTTACTACTACTATCTCCTATGGGAGAGATAAGTACCCTATGGTAGAGCGGGTGGGCGTGGAAACTAACCAGTATCAGAAAGCCTTAGCTCAAGAGCTCAGGAGGCTAAGTTTACTCCCTGTTATCAATATCAATACTACTAAAGATAAGGTTACTAGGGCTATGAGGCGATCTGCTAACTTTGAAAATGGTAAAGTGTATTTCAGAGAGGGCATGGATGATCTTGAGGAGTGTTTATTACTCTTTCCAGAGGTGGATCATGATGATTTATTTGATGCTCTGGATCACGCTATGACGGTGGCGGATGCGGGTAATGAGGTAAGAGTATTAAGTAGAGCTGATTTTACAATATAAACACAACTAGAGCCTGTAAGGGGCTCTTTTATTTTGAGATTGGAGGTAATTTTGATGATAAATAAACCTATTGATAAGGAGTTTAATGTGGAGAGTACCACTCCTCGCATAGATGCGGCGTTTTTGGGTGAGCTTGTTAGTGCTCATAAAAAGAAGATAGCTCCTAAATACAAAAAGTACCAGAGGATTTATGAGAATAAGCATAAAATCTTAAACCGTCCTAGACAGGATGAAAATAAGCCTAATAATCGTATTGCGAATGACTTTTTTAGTCAGATTATTGATAATACGGTAGGATATTTCTTAGGAAACCCTGTAATCCTCAATTATACAGAGCCTCAAGTAGAGAAAAAGCCTGTTGAGGTAGATCCTGTGGATGTTGGGGTAGATTTGGGTGAGATTGTGGATACAGCGGTACAGGATGAGCTTGATAGTATTTGCTCTGAGAATGATAAAGATGATCTTTTCATTGAGTGGGGCAAAGAGGCTATGATTAAGGGGCTCTCTCATGTATTGGTGTACCAAAATGAGGAAAGTAAAACCCGCTTAATGAGGGTTAGCCCCGAGGATTGCATAATTGTGTATAAAAACAGCTCTACTCATGAGGCTAAGTGGAAAATCCGCCTATATGATATTGATACAGAGGACACAAAGAAAACTACTCATTATGCTGAGGTGTATGATGCTACTGGGTATGATATATTTACTAGCTCTGAGGATAGTGTAGGAGCTAGAGGTGTAAAATCAATATCTAGCTTTACTTTCCAGAAAAGAGTACCTCATATCTATGGGCGTATTCCGATTGTTACCCTTTACAATAATGAGGAGCAGATGAGCGATCTGGAGAGGATTGAAACTCTGGTAAATGACTATGATAAGGTGCTCTCTGATATGAGTAATGAATTTGAGGCTTTCCGTAATGCGTACCTTATGCTTAAAAATATGGTGGTAGGTACTGAGGCTAAGAAAGCACTCAAAGAGGAGGGTATCTTAGAGATTATGGAGAATGGTGATGCTAAGTTTCTTACTAAGCAGATCCAGACAGAGGCTATAGAAAACCATTTAGATAGACTGGAGAGAAATATCTATAAGTTTTCTCAGGTGCCAGATCTCTCAGATGAAAACTTTGCAGGTAATCTTTCTGGTATTGCTATCCGTTTTAAGCTCTTTGGATTGGAAACAAAGTGTATTATCAAAGAGCGTAAGATGGAGAAATCTATTAAAGAGCTATTTAGAGTGTTGTGTGCTCCCTTGAGAGTGCTTACAGATCATGAGCCTGATGTACTTAATCTCAAAGTAGAGTTTACTAGGAATGTTCCTAATAATACTACTGAGCTGGTGGATGCCGTGTGTAAGCTGGAGGGTAAGGTGGATAAAGAAACCCTCTTAGCTCTCTTGCCGTTTATTGATAATCCTAAAGAGGTGCTGGAAAAGCTGAAAGCGGAGGCTGAGGCAGATAAAGCTAATAATGATCCTTATAGTGATAGAAATGTGGAGCTTGATGGTACTACCCCATTTCCTAACTTAAACGCTATCACAGAGGCTCATAGAGGCTCACAGAGCGGCTTTATGGTAGAGGGTAAGGAAAGTATCACTACAGAGGATAGCGGGGCTCAGAATAGCTAAAGGAGGGTTATACAATGGCTTACAAAGGGTATATAAATCCTGAGGTAGCTAAGATGTATGGTATCCCTTATAGCAAACTTACCGCTAAGCAGAAAAGGCTATTGCATGAGGATAGTGTGCGGAGGGCTAAGCTCATTGAGGAGCGTGAGCGGGAAGTTTTAAGAAATGGGCTTAAAGCGTTTGAGGATGAGGCTAGAATGGAGAGGGTTTTAGCCTCTATCTATAAGGAATGTCAGCAGAATATCTTAGCAGATGTACAGGAAACCTTAGCTAAGGTGCAAAAGGCAGGAGGTACATGGAGCTACGCTAATCAGAGTGCTCTTACTCGCAGTAGAGGTCTTTTTGAGCAGATTACTCAGGAGCTTACTAAGCTGGGGCAAAAAGAGAGCTCTTTGTTTTATCAGGGCTTAGGAAATATATTTACAGATCAATACCTTAGGCAGATGTTTACTCTAGGGCAGTTTACAGAGGTAAAAGCTAATCTAAATAGGCTTAATCCCGCTTTGGTAAAGAAAACTCTTGATTATCCGTGGAGTGGGGCTATGTTTAGTGATCGGCTCTGGAATGATAAAGAGCGGCTGGGGCGTAACCTAAGAGTAGGGCTTACTCAGAGTATGGTTTTGGGTGAGGGTATCCCTGAGATAACGAATAGGATCAATAGAGGCATAAATACTACTAGGGCTAATGCTGAGCGGGTTGCAAGGTCTGAAACAAAGAGAGTAACTTATGTAGCCCATGATGCAGTATATGAGGATACAGGTGTAGAGGAGCTAGAGTATAGGTGTGCTAATGGCGGAGATAGTCGTACTTGTGATCTCTGTTTTGCAGATAATGGTAAACACTATAAGAGAGGTAAAGAGCCTACTCTACCTCGTCATCCTAATTGTAGGTGTATCTATATTCCTGTAGTTGAGGATACCTTTAAGCCTAATGAGCTCAACGAGCTTACAGGATCTATAAGAGGGGCTGAAAATTATGAGAAATGGTTAGCGGATAATGCTGATAAGCTAAATCCAGATGGTACTCTTAAAGAGGGGTGGGTAAGAGATTGGAAAAATGGCGGTAAGCTGGTGTACAAAGGTGATCCTGATGCTCTTAAGCCGCCTACAAAAGAGGATCTAACTCCAGTGGTGAAAGCTAATAAGGATACTTTAGGCAGAGTAGATCCTGTAGTACTTACTGATTATCCTGAGGTGTTTTATGCTACTAAGGCTGAGGCAAAGAATACTCAAGCTCTTTTAGATGCTATCAATAAGGCGGAGGGAGCTGATGAGGATGTGGTTGCTCTTTACAAATGTATGGATAAAGCATATAATTTTGATAAAGAGGGTATATCCTTTAAGATCTCTCATGGTAAAAATCATGCTGTAAGCTCTAGGTACTATATAGGTAGTGGTAAGTATTCAGATGTTACTCTGTGTATTCCTAAGCTATCTGGGGAAAACTTAGCGGGGCAGTTGCAAACTACTCTCCATGAGGAAATGCACTTATTAGATCTTTTGCTGAGTGCCGATAATAGATCTGGAGGTAAGAGGGGTAAATGGGTAAGCTCTGCCAGTGAAAAGCTGGTTACAGCATTTAAGGCTACAGATACCTCTATGAGCGATAAGATAAAGGCACTCTTTTCAGAGCATGATAAAGAGCTTGGAGAAATTGGTGCAAGAATGAGAAAAAAGCTATCTGATGGCATGGATACTCTTAGAGCTCAATACTTGCCTAATGGGGCTTTTGGGGCTGGCTCTGATTATAAAGGCTACAAAAAAGCTCTATCTAAATTGGAAAAAGCTATTGAGGAGGAGAGAGATTACCTCAGTAGAAATATTATGGGCGGCGGTATTGGAAACCTTGAGGATATTTATGATGCTTTATCTGGAGGTACTTTCAGAGATAGAGGTATTGTAAAATACGGTCATGGGTCTAGCTATTACAGGAGTATGGATGATCGGAGAGCTGAAACCTTAGCTAACTATGGGGCTCTTAGTGTACTTCGCCCTGATTTAGTGGCTATGCTGGCGGAGGATAAACCAGAGCTTGTAGAGGCTCTGGCTGGCACGATTACAGAAATGTTAGGTATAGTAGGAGGTGTATAAGATGAACGAGAAAGAAAAAGTAGAGAAAATGCTTGAGATAGAGGATCTGTATGCCTCTGTGTTTGGTATTCCTGAGCTTAAGTACTTTGATTTGAGTAGTGAGGAGCTTTTAGATGAAAAAATAGAGGTGCTCACTCAGCTTAAAAAGGGCAAGCAGATCGGAGATATATCGAATTTCTACAATGTGCTTGAAAAATTGCCTAAAGATGGTATTTGGGATTTATAAGACAGAAAAGCGGCTACTGGCTAATAATGCTGGTAGCCGCTTTTTTTTCTGTGTAATGAAATAAATTCCTTATGATTTTACAGGATATATACATATTTTTTCTGATATGTAACCTATCTTTTGGAAAGAAAAAAGGGTTGCTGAGGTGATAACCTACGGGGGATCACACGGTAAAACTTAATTTTTAAGGAGGTTTTAAGAAATGGCTGAGGAAATGAAAAACACTGAGGTAACTACTGAGGCAAAAGAGGAAAAGGCTACTACCACTCCTAACTCTGAGGGTGCTGGTGCTGAAACTACTTCTAAGACAAAAACTGAGGAGGAAATCAGAGCTGAAATCCAGAAAGAGTATGAAAAGATGGCAGATAAGCGTGTTACAGATGCTATCAAGAAAAAGGAGAAAGAGTGGGCGGATAAGGCGGCAAAGGAAAAGATGAGTGCTGAGGAAAGAGCTCAAGCTGAGGAAAGAGAGCGATTGGCGGCACAAGCTAAGAAAGATTTGGATCTTACTATCAAGGGGCTTAAGCTGGATGTAGTAGATGCTGTATCTGAGCTTGGGCTGGATAGCGGGTTTAGAAATCTGATTGCTGTTGAAGATCTGGCTAGTATCTCTGATGAGGATGAGCGTAAGAAAGCTCTAACCGCAAGAGTAAAGGGTATGAAAGCTCTCTTTGATGCGGAAGTTGCTAAGGCGGTGGAAAAAGCTAAGGCTGAGTTTCTTAAAGGCTCTACTCCCGCTACTGGTGATAAAGGCGGAGAGGATAAAACCGCTTATGATGAGGCTAAAAAGGCTGGTAATGTTAAGGGTATGATCTCTGCTAAGATGGCAAAGTATCATAGCTCTGAGGATGAGTAAAGGATCCTCTAAATACAATAAATTAAAACTTTGAAAGGCAGGTAATTATAATGGCTGATATGGTTAAGCGTAAAAATTTTTTGACTGATGAGGTTGTTGATCTCTCTGATGAGATTAAGCTGGTATCTCCTACTGATACTCCGCTTACTACTATGTTGATGGGTAGAGGTGCGGTTGTTCCCGCAACGGATATTACCGTTACATGGCGTGAGAAACAGCTTGATACTACGAGAGGCACTCTGATTAAGGAGGGTGCTGATGCTGGCTCTGTAATTGTTAGTACACGCTCCTCCCTTTCTAATCTATGTCAGATTACGGAGAAAGTAACTCAGGTAAGCGGTACGGCTAGGGCACTTCGTCCTAAGGGTGTTGGTGATACTTTTGATGCTGAGGTAAGTGATCGCCTGATTGAGCTTAAGCGTGATATGGAGTGGTATTTCCTTAACGGTACTAAGACTGTTGAGAGCGATACTGCCGCTAGACAGATGAACGGTTTGGTAAATCTAGTGAACTCTAAGAATGTTATTAGCACGGCTGGGGCACTTTCTGAGGATCATTTCCTTGATGCTTTCCAGAAAATGTGGGATCACGGTGCTCAGGGTGAGTATTTTGCTTTTGTAAATGCTACTCAGAAAAGGGCGATCAATGCTCTTGCTAAAGCTGGATCTAATGTTCGCTGGGTGCTGGAGAATGGCTCTGTAACTAATGAGTGGGGTGTTGGCGTATCTAAGATTGTTTCTGATTTTGGTACTATCAATCTTGTGCTGGATCGTCATATGGATGCCGCTACTATTCTGGCTCTTGATCTTGATGAGGTGCAGATTGCAGAGCTCCGCTCTACTTTCTATGAGGATTTGCCTAAGGCTGGCGATTACTACAAGGGGCATATTATCAATGAGAGCACTATTAAGCTCCTCAATAGCTATGCGGGTGCTAAAATTTTGGTTACAGCGGCTCCCTCTGGTGAGTAATCGGAATAGCTGAAAGAAAGAGAGGTAATTAGGTTATGGCTAAGGCTAACAATACCGCTAAGGCGGAGGAAACAAAGGATCAGGCTCCAGAGATGGATCCTAAGGAAACAAAAGAAACTAAGGCACCTGAGGGCGGTGCTCAGAAAGAGGAAAAGACTAACAATACCGCTAAGGCTGAAAAGGTCTATAAGTTTACCTCAAAAAATAAGTTTCTTACTTGTTCTGCTGTAGGCGTTCAGTTTATTGATGGAAAGGCAGAAACAAAGAGCCTTGAAGTGGCTAAAGTGCTGGCTACTCTTGACGGTGTAACATTGATTGAGGAGTAAAGCCTCCTCAGAGAGGAGGTTTACAATGACAAGCCTTGAAAGATGTAAGATACTCTTAGGGCTCTCAGATGATAATACTAAAAAACTGGCTATCTTAGAGGTATGTTTGGAAAAGGCTAGAGAGGATATAACCGATTTTTGCAGAGATACTTTTTATGATGAGGCTGGACTTGATGTGTTGCCTAGAGCTCTAAGAAATGTGCAAGAGGATTTAGCGATAATGAAATATCGTAAGCGTGGGGCGGAGGGAGAAACCTCTTACTCTCTCAGTGATGAGGATGTATCTTTTGATGATCCTTTACCAGACAATGTAAAACAAAGGCTTTATCCTTACAGGCGGCTTTTTCCTAGAATGAATGAGCCGAAAGAGTAGGAGGTGAGCCTGATGCTTGAGTTTATGCTGGATAAAAGGGTTATAGTTAAACGGTTTTCCTCTGAATTGGGCGAATATAACCGCCCTAAGAAAAAGCCAGAGGAGATAGGATCCTATCTGTGCCATATCTCAGAAAGTAACAGTAATACAGCTCAGAAAGTTCCTCAAAAAGAGGCTACTACAGATCTTAATTTGTATACTGAGCCTGATGCTGATATTAAACTGGGAGATATTCTTTATATCTATGAGCTTGATGAGTATGATGAGATTATACCTAGCTCTGAGTATAAGGCTCTGGCAGATAAGCCGTATAAAAAGCGTACAGCTCTTACAGTTCCTTTAGTGGGTACTAAGGAGGTGTAGCTTATGGCAGATATGGGCTTTTCCATTGATGGATGGGCTGAGTTTGTAGAAAACTTTGCTAGGTTTGTGGATCAGTGGGAGGCTAAAAAAGCTATCCTTTTACGGCGTATGGGTAATATTTACCTAAATAATGTGTTACCGTTTGTGCCTGTAGATACTTCTAGGCTGGTAGATAATATTTTCCTCTTTGATGAGGGAATATCTGAGGACTATGTAGAAGTAGGTACAAATGTAAAGTATGCAATCTTTGTAGATGAAGGTCATGTACAGCATAAGCGATTTTTACCAGCGGATAAGCTAAGTGTGGGAGGCAAGTCAAAATATCTTAAGAAAAAGGATCAAAAAGGCATAATGCTTAAAGAGCGTTATGTACAAGGTGCTCATTTTATGGATAAGGGAATGACAGCGGCTAAACCTAGTCTTAAACGGTTGGTAAATAGCTTTATGGAGGAGTGTGCCAGAGAGGTAGAGGGAGGTAGATAACTATGAGATTGCTTAATAGCGTTTGTAAAGTGATTGCCTCCGCCTATGCTGGTATTCCTGTACATATTGAGGAGGTGCCTAATGATTTTGAGAGAGGTAGCTTTTATGTATCTTTAACTACAGGGAGCACAGAGCTCCAAAATATCAATGTGTATCAGGATAACCCTACTTTTCAGATCGTTTACTTTGGTAAGCGGAATGAGGCGGATCAGGTGTTTGCTGAGGGGCTGTATGAGGTAAAGGAGAGGTTAAAATACCTTTTTGTACTTCAAACAGTATTACCAGTGATACCGTTAGAGGGCGTTGTAGAAAAACAACGGTATGCAAAGATTGAGAGCTACTCTGATGAAATTAGGATCTCAGAGGGTGCCATTTATGCGAGGTTGGTACTTAATTTCACAGAGGATTTACCTAAACCTCCTAATGAGTATGAGCTCATAGGCGAGGTTGATTTTATAACTGAAACTAAAAGTAATGGATAAAGGAGGTTGACAATATGGGTTTGCCTGATATTGTTATTGAGTTTTCTAGGAAAGCTGTAGCCGCTATCCAGAGCGGTACTTTGGGGGTAGTTGGCATTATCCTTAAGGATGCTAAAAATCAGGGGGCTATGATCCTGAGGGGCATAGATGAAATCCCTGAGGGGGAGAGTGCTTTTGGTGAGGCAAATACGGCTTATATTCAGAGAGCCTTTACAGGGGCTCCTACAAAGGTGATTATTTATACTTTGCCTCAGGATGCAGAGAGTTACAGTGAGGCTTTTAAGTACTTCGGTACTCAGAAAGTCAATTATCTTGTGGGTGCTCCCGATATTACAGAGGCGGAGGCTAAGACTTTTGCAACATGGATTAAAGGTCTTAGAGAAAAGACGATCCGCCGCCCTGTAGCGGTGCTCCCTGATACGGTTGCAGATGATCGCTCTACGATTAACTTTTCTGTAGTTAATTATTCTGATACAGATAAGATCATGGAGGGCGAAAAGGCTTATACTACCGCTGAGTACTGTAGCCGTATTGCTGGCTTGCTGGCTGGTATTGATCTGAGGATCTCTGCTACATACAAGCCGCTTTCTGAGCTTACCCAGATCCCTAGTGCGGATGATGAGGAAGTAGATGAGGCGATTGATGCGGGTATGTTGGTGCTTTATAGTGATGGGGAGCGAATTGTGATAGGTAGAGGTGTAAACTCTCTTACTACTACCTCTGAGGTCAATACTGAGGATCTTAAAAAGATTAAGATCTCTGCTATTCAAGATCTCATTGAGGGGGATATTTACAGCACTATCAATAGCTCTTATATCGGTAATTACAGCAATAGCTATGATAACAAGTGTTTGCTGATTACTGCTATTAAGGGGTATCTGAGAGGGCTGGAGGCTACTGAGGGTGGTAAGGGCTATCTTAAGGCAGACAGCTCTACCATTGAGATCAATATTGCTAAGCAGAAACAGTATCTTGAGAGTATTGGTGTAGATACCTCTGATATGTCTGAGCAGGAAATCAAAGAGGCTAATACTGGCTCTCATGTTTTCCTTAAAGGTACTATCAGTATCCTTGATGCGATTGAGGATGTTGATATTTTCATCAATAAGGAGTAAGGAGGGTATATGTAATGGCTGTGGAAACTAAGCGTATTTGTAACGGTACTTTTGGTGAGATTTGGCTTGATGGCGATTATGTCGGAGAGTGTAAGAAAGCTCAGGCAAAGGTAGAATTTAACAAAGAGGAGATTAAACAGTGCGGAATGTTTTTCACTGATAGTAAGGTGGTAGGCTGTAAAGGCACTGGCTCCCTTACTTTGTTTAAGGTGAGCTCCAGAATGGGTATCAAGATTGCCGATATGGTGAAAAACAAGCAGGATGTACGGTTTACAGTGGTAAGTAAGCTGGCTGATCCTGATGCTTACGGTGCTGAGCGTATTTCTATTAGCGGCGTACAGTTTGATGATCTTACTCTGTTTGATTGGGAGGCTCAAACGCCTGGTGAAGTTGAAACTCCGTTTATCTTTACAGGGTATGAGTATCTGGATCAGATTACTCCTCAGTAAAGAGAGTGCTATCATAAAGATAGTAAGGCGTGTGAGGGGTTATAGGATCTCTCACACGCCTTATTTTTGTTTTATTTAAGAAAATAGGAGGGCTATAAAATGGCTACTAAAATGACTAAAGCAAATACAAATGATGAAACTATGGAAGTAGAACAGGTTGAGCAGAAAGCGGCGGTAAATGTGCTGGATCTCTTGCTGGGCTCTGATGTGGGAGATATTAAGCTCCCTACTAAAGAGGTAGAAATCACTAGACTTAGTGAGATTTTTGGCAAGCCTTTCATCCTCACTTGTCAGGCTCTTTCTCCTGATAAGTATGAGGAGGTACAGGATATGGCACTTTCCGTTAGCGGTAAAGATGTGGATTTGGATGTTACTCAGCTCCAGCTCTTTACTGTTCTTGAGGGTGTTATTGGTGCAGATGGAAAGCCTCTCTTTAAGAGTGCAGATCTCCGCACTAAGTATAAGGTGCCTACTCCTAAAGAAGTGGTAAGAAAGATTTTGCTTTCTGGTGAGATTACCGCTGTGTATACAGAGATTGCTAAGCTCTCTGGCTTTGGTGATGGGGCGGTTAAAGAAGTAAAAAACTAATTGAAACGGATGGGCTAGCTCAGATGATGTACTATTATTGGGTGCATGGCAGAGTTCGCCCCTCCGTTTTCTATTCTATGCCTAGAGGAGAGCTCTCTGTAATACAGGCTTTTTATGAGAAAGAGGTACAAGATAGAAATGAGCTAATCGAAAGCTCAAAGGGTAAGGCTGTATGCCCTATGTGGTTTACAGTGTGATGATGTGAGAGGTTTGTAAGGAGGTGCTGTATTGTGATTGAGTTTGGTGCAAAACTTAGCTTAAAAGATAATATGGCGGCTACCCTACAGAAAAACCTTGAGCTACAAAGAAAGTTTACTCAGCAAATAGCCCAGACTAATGCAAGTGTAAAAGAGCTGGGGAAAACAAAGGTAAATACCTCTATCAATGCTACAGATAATGCCTCTGGTGTATTGTCTGTGGTAAAGGAGGGGGTAGAGAAAGTAAAGCAGAGCTTTCTTAGTGTAGGCGCTGTAAAGATTGCTCCTAAGGCTGAGATTGACGATCAAGCTACCGCTCAGGCGGATAAAATTGCAAATAAGATCAAAGAAATAGGGCGGTTTGTAGCTAGCCCTGTTATAAAGCTCAAGGATCTTATATCCTCTGAGGCTGGCAGAATAAGCAGTAAGCTCAAAGAGATTGCAACTACTTATACCCCTATTGTGAGGCTGAGAGATGCCGCCTCACAGGGGCTAGCTAAAATTAAGAATACCTTAGGGTGGCTAGGTCGTGCTGTAGCTTACCCTGTATTAAGCCTTAAAGATAAGGCTACTACAGGGATAAACAAGGTAAGGGTAGCTTTGACTACTGTAGGTAAGTTGATAGTTAAACCCGCTATAGCTATCAAGGATGCCGCTACAAAGACTATAGAAAAGGTGAAAAGCGGGTTAAAAACGGTTGGAAAAACGGTTGCTAAGCCGTTTATTCAGATCAAAGACAAGGCTAGCCCCATTATAAATAAAGTGCAGAGCGGCTTAAAAGCTATAGGTAAAACTACAGCTAAAGCCGCTCTTGTTATTAAAGATGGGGCAAGTAAGGTTATCTCAAAGGTAAAGGATGGGTTAAAGAGTGTAGGCTCTACAGTGGCTAGGGCTACTGTAGCTATCAAGGATGCCGCTAGTGCTGGTCTTGATAAAATCAAAAGTACTCTTGCCACTTTAGCTAAGGGGGTTACTATTGCTGTTAGTATAGCTGGAGCTGGTACTATTGCCTCTCTTATGGAGGGGGCAAAACTTGAGCAGAGTATGGGTGGTGTAGAAACTCTGTTTAAGGGGGATGCCGCTACAGTAAAGGCTAATGCAGATGCCGCTTTTAAGACAGCGGGGCTCTCTGCTAATGCTTATATGGAAACGGTAACAGGTTTTTCAGCCTCTCTATTGCAATCCTTAGGAGGAGATACAGCTAAATCCGCTAAGATCGCTGATATGGCGGTTATTGATATGTCGGATAATGCTAATAAGTTTGGTACTGATATGGCTAGTATCCAAAATGCCTATCAAGGATTTGCAAAACAAAATTATACCATGCTAGATAATCTCAAGCTGGGTTATGGCGGCACTGAAGAGGAGATGCAGAGGCTCTTATTAGAGGCTGGCAAGCTCTCAGGGCAGACTTATGATATTAGTAGCCTATCTGATGTATACAATGCTATTCATGTGATACAAGAAAATCTAGGGGTTGCTGGTACTACTGCAAAAGAGGCGGCTGAAACCTTTAGCGGATCTTTTGCCGCTATGAAAGCCTCAGCTCAAAACCTGTTAGGAAATCTAGCAATAGGCGGGGATGTTACTGGCTCTATGGAGCAGTTGGTAGACACAGCGGCTACTTTTGTAGCGGGTAACTTGATCCCTATGGTAGTAAACATTTTTACAGCTTTACCAGATGCTATCAGAGTAGGCTTAAGCAATGCGGCTCCTAGAATTAAGGAGGCTTTACAGCAAGCCTTACCTCCCTCTGCTTTTAATGTGCTTTCTGGAATTTTTAGCACACTGAAAAATGTAGTTAATACCTTTACTCCAGTGGTACAGCAATTAGGGGATATGTTTTCCTCTGTGGCTCCTAAGATAGCGGATGCCTTAGGCGGTGCTTTTGGAGATGGTAGTGGAATTATACAGGGGTTTGCAGATGCTATCTCTATGGCTATTCCTACAATAGGTAGCCTGTTAGAGGGTGTGGCTCAAGTGGTAGCCACTATAGCTCCTGTACTGGGTAGCTTAGGAAATATGTTTTTAGAAGTGTTCCCTAGTATTTTAGGAGTAATAAATGCGGTTATACCCGCCGTTTTACCTATCCTAGAGAGCTTGGGTAATGCGATACAAACAATAATCCCAGTTATATCCCAGATTGTTCAAACACTGGCTAGCGTGATACAGCAAGTGCTCCCGATTATTAGCCAGATCGTAACTACTACGATCAATGCTATCATGCCTGTAATACAGACTATAGCGGGGCTGATACAGCAAGCATTACCCCTAATTCAGAATATTATCACTGTAGTAGCTGGTGCTATTCAATCTGTAATGCCTATTATCTCTCAGGTGTTTCAAGAGGTCGGAGCGAAAATTGCAGAGGTTATCCAAACGGTAGTAGTACCTGTGATGGGAGTTTTGCAACAGGTCTTTGAAACAGTTTCCCCGATTATTCAAAGTGCTATACAGATAGTAGCTGAGGTATTTAGTACGGCTTGGACGATCATAGAGCCTATTATAGATCTTGCAATGACTATCTTTAATGCTCTCTGGAGTGTGGTGGAGGCAGTATTCCCAGCTATTCAGAGTACGATCCAAACGGTTTGGGGAATATTGGAGCCGATCTTTAATGCTCTTTCTACGGCTTTGGGCTGGGTTGGAGATGCGATAAGTACAGTAAGCGGCTGGATCGGATCTGGTATTGATACTGTTAAAGGTTGGTTTGGATTTGCCTATGGTAAAGATAGGGTGCCTTATAACAATTATCCTGCTATCTTGCATGAGGGAGAAAAGGTACTTACAAGAAATCAGGCGGATCAGTATGATAGAGTTATGAGTACCAGAGGTGTAGAGCTATCTCCTAGCGTAAAGCCTTTGGAAATCAACTCTAATAATCCTCAGGCTCCCATGCCTGTACAGGAAATGACAGGAGATAATCAGGGAAATAACGGATCTACTACAAAAATTGATAAGCTGTATCTTGCTGAAACCGTGATTATTGAGAAAGAGGCGGATACAGATAAGGTAGTACAGGATATGGTTACTAAGTTCCGTAAACTGGTGCCTAATATGCCTTAAGGAGGTGCGGAAACATGAATTTTACCATACAGCAAGAGGGTAAGGGCAGAATTGCTCTCCCTGTTAAGCCTACGGATTATACAGTTTCCGTAACTCATAAAAATACGGTAACTAATGTAATCCAAACAGGAGATATAAACCTCATGGGAAAGACAGGGCTAAGGGAGGTATCCCTTAGCTCATTCTTTCCAGCGAAAGATTATAACTTTGCAAAATCTGTAGGCGATCCTCTTTCTCTGGTAGAAAAACTAGAGAGTTGGAGAAAGTCTGGAGAGCCTTGTAGGGTTGTAATCGGAAGATCTCTAAATATGGAGTGTACCATTGAGATCTTTAGCTGGGGTGAGCAAGATGCTACAGGAGATATTTACTATACAATATCATTAAAGGAATACAAAAGGATTAAGATTAAAAAGGCTAACATTACTGTAGAAACAGATCCTCCAAAACAGAGAGAAACAAAAGCTCCAGAAACAAATAGCGGTAAAAAGTATACTGTTAAAAGTGGAGATTGCCTCTGGAATATCGCTAAAAAGTTTTACGGTAATGGAGCTCAATATCAAAAGATTGTAGATGCTAACCAGCAGATCTTTTCAAAGAGGAGCCCTAATTTGATTTATGCTGGTGAGGTTTTGAATATCCCTTAAGGTGAGGAGGTGTTAAAGTGATTGTACTGCATAAGGATAAAGATATTACCGATTATGTAAGCTCCATGAGTTGGGGCGGCTCTAAGTCGCAAATGGCTAGAAAGCTGGAGCTTAGGATTGTAAATGCCCCTTTAGATCCTAATGTACAGAAACTTGAGATAGCCCTTGCCGATCCTATATACTTGTTTGAGGATGATGGGAAAACAGAGCTTTTTAGAGGTTTTATTACTGAGCGTGAGGCAAGTAGTCTTACTGGTACTGTAAGTTATGTGGCTTATGATATTCTGTTTTATACCCTTAAGAGTACTGCTACCTACAATTTTAGCGGAAAGACAGCAGAGGCTATTACTCAAATGGTTTGCGGAGATTTGGAGATCCCTGTGGGATCTGTAGCCTCTACTGGAATTTCTCAAAAGCTCATAGTACAAAACAAAACCATCTATGATATTATCTCTGAGGCGTATGCTCAAGCAACAGAGCAAAGTAAAAAAGAGTATATCATACTTGCCAGAAAAGGTAAGCTCTGTGTAGAGAGGGTGGGCGGTATTGTTTGTGAGATTGAGTTAGCTGAGGACAGCAATATTATCTCCAGCAAGTATAAAGAGAGCATTACTAACATGGTAAACAGGGTTAAAATCTATGACGGTGAGGGAAACCCTGTAGGAATGGTACAAAACGATAAGGATCTAAAGTATGGTGTATTTCAGCAAGTTTACACAAAGGAGGAGGGAAAGGATGCCACTACAACAGCTAAGAGTATGTTTAAGGGTGTGGAAAAAACCTTTACTCTTGAATGTGTGAATTTTAATGGTGCTATTACTGGAGCTGGAGCTATTGTGAGAGATAGCTCTACAGGGTTAAGCGGTGATGTGTGGATAGAGGCAGATACTCATACCTATAGTAATGGGGTAGCTACTATGAGCCTTACGGTAACTCTTAGAGATCGTGCGGCTGAGGTGGTTGAGGAGGAAAAGAAAGAGGAGAAAAAAGAGTATAAGGTGGGGGATCTGGTACAGTTTAACGGCGGTACACACTACATATCCTCTACAGCTACTAAATCTGGAGGCTCCCCCTCTGCTGGTCCTGCTAAGATAACTATTATCAATAAGGGCTCAGCTCATCCTTATCACTTAGTTACTGAGGATTGGGGTAAAACCCATGTTTGGGGCTGGGTAGATGAGGGCTCTTTTAGCTAGGAGGTGTATGTATGGCTGATGGCGGCGGAGAGATGAAAAATGATGCTTTCTATGCTGAAATGATAGGCATGATGAGAGAGCAAGGCAAGAAAGATAATCCTATTACTCTACAGCTAGGAGTGATGCAGAGCTCTAATAGCGTGAAAATAGATGATCTTGTACTCAATTCTGAGGATTTGTATATAGCGGATTATTTACTATCTGGGTATACCAGACAGATTAAGATACCCTATGTATCGTCAGTGAGTGTAGACACTACACAGAGTAACGGATTTGCAAGTGAGGATAATTCTGATCCTGATGTAAGGCTTACACGGCAAACACAGATAACCTATACAGATGGGCTCAAAAGAGGGGATCTGGTGGCGGTGCAAAAGCTGAGCGATACAAACAAATATGTGATCTTAGCCAGAGTAAAGGAGGCTTGATGGTATGAGTTTATTTCCTTTTGCTACGGATGAGGAGATTACTCTTGTTACATCTGATGTAACAGCCTCCTCTATTCGTGAGTATGAGCTTGATTTTGATACAGGGCGGCTCACTGGTAGGATTGTAACTGGTGTAGATGCGTTATGTGTATGGGCTTACTTAGCCTTGAAAGCTAAAAGGTATAAATGGGTTATTTATAGCTGGCAATATGGGGAGGAATACACTAACCTCATAGGATATAGTTTTGATGAGGATTATCTGTACTCTGAGGTAAAGCGGTATATTGAGGAGTGCTTATTTATCAATGAGCACATAACGGCTATAGAGGATCTTACAGTTACTCAGGTGAGAGAAAAGTTATATGTAAGATTTAGGATGGTAACAGATGTAGGCAGTAAGGAGGTGGCTATTGATGTATGAAGATCAAACTTTTGAAAAAATCCTACAGAGATCCTTAGACAGAGTAGGAGTAGATGTGGATAAGCGTGAGGGCTCTTTGATTATGAACGCTATAGCCCCTGTATCTGCTGAGCACGCTAATATTTATATTTTGCTGGATGGCATAATCTCAGATGGCTTTGCTGATACCGCTAGCAGAGAGTATCTTATCAGGAGATGTAAAGAGCGAGGTATTGAGCCTCATGCGGCTACCTATGCTGTGCTTAAAGGCAAGTTTAACATGGAGATACCTATAGGATCACGCTTTAATTTAGATGAGCTGAATTATGAGGCTATAGAGTTTATTGAGAGTGCTGAGGAGAATGGCACTCTTTTTTACTACTATCAAATGAAATGTGAAACTGTGGGTACAGAGGGTAATAAGTTCTTTGGTGAGCTTTCCAGTATTGATTATATCAATAAGGATCTAGAGGGCTCTTTGGTAGAGCTTTTGATACCCGCTGAGGATGATGAGGATACAGAAATCCTCAGAAAAAGATATTTTGACTCTTTCAGTTCTAATCCTTTTGGCGGCAATAAGCAGGATTACAAAGATAAAACTAATGCCCTTGATGGTGTAGGCGGTACTGTAGTGGTGCCTATTTGGGATGGTGGAGGTACAGTAAAGCTCATTATTATCAATAGTGATTTTGGAGCCGCCTCTGATACTTTAGTAAACGCAGTACAGGAGGCGATTGATCCAGATCCTAAAGGTACTGGCTCTGGAATTGCTCCTATAGGGCATACAGTAACGGTAGTAAGTGCTGATGTTTTTACTGTTAATGTAGCCTGTACGGTTACTTTACTTGAGGGGTATGCACTATCTACCATAAAGAGGCAAATACAAGAGGTACTTGAGGCGTATTTTTTAGAAATGCGTAAGGCTTGGGAAAATGGCGGCTTGGTAGTTCGTATTTCTCAGCTTGAAAATAGGATCTTGAGTATTGATGGGGTTGTAGATGTGCTGAATACCACTATAAACGGTGCTACCAGTAACATTATCTTAGATCAATCTGAGATACCGTTGTTAGGTACTCTGGAGGTGATCTAATGGCTAAAGAGGTATATTTACTAAGCTATTGGATGCCCCTACTCAAAAAACTTAAAGAGTTTAAGGAGATTGCTAAAACTGAGGAGCCTGAGCTCAGGTATATTCTTGAGGCTATAGATCGTACTCTTGCTAATATGTTCATAGAAACGGCGGATGAGTATGGTATTAAGCGGTATGAGGATATGATGGGTATTGTACCTGATGAGAGCGATACCCTTGATACAAGGCGTTTTAGGGTGCTTACTCTGTGGAATGATTATGTACCCTATACTGAGCCTGAGTTGTATAGATGGCTTGTGAGTGTGTGCGGATCGGCAGATGCTTTCACACTGGAGGAGCACTATAAAGAGTATTGGCTTAAACTTACTACTCGTTTGGGGGTAAAAGGTGCTTATGAGCTCATATCTGATACTCTTGCGGAAATGTTACCCGCTAATCTGGTGCTGGAATATGAGAATGCTATAGAGGCTGATAAAACCAGTATTCTTTATATTGGTGGGGCGTGTTGTACTGCTTTTGCGTATTGTATCACACATGATATTGAGGCTAAATCCTTATCAAATGGCTCTATGAGTGCTGGTGTGGGGCTCTCTAAGGCGGGTACTCACATTATTACACATGATATTGAGGCAAGTGGGGGCTCTGATATGGCGTTAAACTCTGCTGTAGGCATGGGTACAGCTCATACAGAGATTATCACTCATGATATAACCAGTGTTATATCAAACAACGGTAACTCTACAGTGGCTAATCCTGTTAGTACTGCTACTGTGATAACAATATTAGAAAATTGAAAGAGAGGTAAATAAAATGGGTGCTTTTAAGAGTGCGGTAATCACAAAACAAGGGCAAGCTCTATTAGCTAAGGTGATAGCGGGTACTACTAAGTTTACATTTACTAAGATTAAGGTAAGTGAACAGCCGCTTAGTGGAGATTTGGCAAGCCTTACAGGGATCGGAACGATTAAGCAGGAGGAAAAAGTAGCCTCTGTAGTTAGACAAAATGAGGCTAATGTAAAGGTTAGTACCAGCTTTACTAATGAAAATCTGGGAGCTGGATACTATGTTAGAAATATTGGCTTGTATGCTACAGATCCTCAGGATGGAGAGATTTTGTATAGTATCTCTGTGGCGGATGAGAGTACTGCTACAGCGGATTGGATGCCTCCGTTTAATGGTATTGGCGTGAGTTCTTTACTGGTGGATCTGGTTACAGCGGTATCTAATGCCTCTAATGTAACCGTAACAGTAGATCCTAGTGCTGGGGCTACAGTCGCACAGATTGTAAATCTGCAAGATCAGATTGATGATGTGCGTACTTTTGTAGGCTATGAGCAAGATGATGTATATGGTGTGGAGGTAGACTTTGTAAACAAGCAATTTACCAGATTGGCAGGAGCGGAAAATATGACTGCTGGAGAGGATTTTTCTGCTCTTACTCCGTGGGGAGGTAGAAAACGCTGTATTGTAGCTGATGATGGTACAGTGCTTGCTTATCATGGTGAAACAGGTTATACAGAGGCAGGAGTTACTACACAGGCTATCACAGCGAATGGCACAGAGTATCCTAGTGGTACTCTGGTACAGGTAATGGTAGAACAGCCGATCTTTTATACTAAGACGGTGCCTGTTAAGGCTACAGCGGCTACCTCTGGCAGAGGTAAGCAATTTTCTACAGTAAGGTACTACATTTCTCCTACCCCTAAAACAGGGTTTAAGGCAAGTGATGCCTTTAGGGATGCTAATGGTATCTTGCAGGATAAAATCTACCTTGCGGCTTATGAGGGTTCTATCTATGATACCTCTGCTCAAGCCTATCTTAAGGCGGATGGACAGAGTGCGGATTTTGCGGCAGATATGCTTTCCAGTATTGCAAATGCTAAGCCTGCAAGCGGTCTTACTCAGAGTTTAACCAGATCAAATACAAGATCCCTCTGTACTAATCGTGGGGAGGGGTGGCAGTTGCATAATATCTTTGCTCTGGCGGTTACTCAATGGCTGATTTTAATTGAGTATGCCTCCTTTGATAGCCAGCTCCATATTGGAAAGGGCGTTAGTAATTTTACAGATGATGGCTCTACTAATATGGCTCTTGTAACAGGGGCTACCGCTAATTTGGGTAATGGCTCTGGTATTCCAGATGGCGGAGAGGATGGTAAGTGCTCTGTATCTTACAGAGGTGAGGAAAATCTCTGGGGAAATATCTGGACTTGGCTTGATGGTATCAATTTCTACAATACTGCTACAGATAGTACGGTATTTGTAAAGGGCTTTGGTGCTATGACTGATGATACCTCAGAGGGATATACTGCTCTTGCCTTTAGTGCTTATAAAAACTCTGGCTATATTGGTGCTTTTGGTGTGGATGCAGGTGTTTCAGAGGTATTTATCCCTACTGCTTTAGGCGGTACTAGTGCCTTGCCTGTAGGAGATTATTTCTATAATTATAATACAGGATGGCGTGTTGCTATATTGGGCGGTAGGTGGAATAGTGGCTCTGGTTGCGGGGCTTGGTGCCTTGATGCGTATGGTGCCTCCTCATATCGTTATCGGTATGTCGGCGGTCGCTTGCTGTATGTGCCTCAATCTGAGGTGGCATAACCTGTAAAGTATTTTGCAAACAAGATAAAGGGGTATCAAGAATGGAGCTGAAAAGCTCCTTTTTGATGCCTTTTTTGATGGAAAAAGAAAAACTTACAAAAACTACTCTAAAACTAACTTGCGTATGTGATTATAATATCCAGATAGATCTCCATGATCTGTCTGGGTAGCTATAGATTTTTCGTGTTACTAAATTAGGCGGTAAATGGAATAATGGCTCTAATTGCGGAGCTTAGTACCTTAATGCGAATAATGCCTCCTCAAATCGTAATCGGAATATCAGCGGTCACTTACTATATGTGCATAAAACAGTTTTATCCTTGATACTTAGACTTGCCTAAGTGCGAGATAGCTACCTTGCCTCTCGGCAAAACAGAAAACCTCCCCAGAGATGAGGAGGCGGTAAAAATGTATAAAGGGGTGCCTATGTGCAAGAGCAATCTTGTAAACCAGTTGCCGCTTACTCTAACCATGTGTACGGTGGGTGCTATGGTATAGCTGGCTCTCCTTTATGCACATACAAATACAAAGAGGTTAGGTGTGCAGGATGAAATGTACTAGGGATTTGTTTTCTAAGATCTGTGATATGGATAACCTCAAAAGAGCCCATATTAACGCAAAGAAAGGAAAAGGGTGGTATCAAGAGGTTAAAGAGGTTGAAAGAAACTTAGATAAATCTCTTGAGCAACTACAGCGGAGCCTTATTGAGCACACATATAAAACCTCTGCTTATAAAGTTTTCACTAAAACAGAGGGTGAGAAAGAGAGGGAGATATACAAGCTACCTTATTATCCAGATCGGATCTGCCAGTGGGCGATATTACAAGTGATAGAGCCTTATCTGTTAAAGACAATGACAACAGATACCTATAGTGCAATTCCTAAAAGAGGGATACAGCCTATAGTAAATCAGCTTAGAGGGTATGAAAAGGTAATCAAAAAAGACGGTAAAGAGGTAAGTAGAAAACGGATACCTAGTATTTTAGTATCGGATCCTGTAAATACCGCCTATTGTCTGAAAATGGATGTTAGAAAGTATTACCCTACTATGGTACATGATGTGCTAAAGGAAAAGTTTAGAAAACTCTTTAAGGATAAAGATCTTATCTGGCTTTTGGATGAAATCCTAGATAGTATCAGCACTTGCCCAGCAACAGAGGAGAACATTGAGATCCTAGAGCGACTTGGATTGCTTGTAAATGTACTGGTAGATGATGATGGTAGAAACTTTATTGGGGGTGTAGGAATACCGATAGGTAACTACTTATCTCAGTATTGCGGAAACTTTAACTTATCCTCTCTAGCTCATTGGCTTAAAGAGGAAAAGAAAATCAAGTATCAGTATTTTTATATGGATGATATTGTGATTTTGGGATCATCTAAAGAGGAGCTACACAGGCTGAAAGATGAGATTGATGAGTTTTTAGCGGTCAATGTGAAACAGGTTATTAAGCATAATTGGCAAGTGTTCCCCTCAAAAGTGAGAGGTATTGATTTTGTAGGATATAGGTTTTTTGGAGAGTATACGCTCTTGAGAAAATCCACTTGTAAGAGGCTTAAGAAAAGGATGATCTCTATTTCTCATAAAAGAGAAAACCATATTAGCCCTACTTACGGTGAGTGGTGTTCATTTAATAGCTATGTTGGGTGGCTGAAAAATTGTGATAGCTATAGGCTCTATCAGAAATATGTAGCTCCTAATGTAGAGTATATGCACGAATATTATTTAAGGGAGGTAAAAGGCAATGCAGAAATTCACAAAGGTAAGAAGTACAGCGGAAACAGTGAGCCCTCTGGAGATTGATAAGTACCATGTTACTGTAAACACAGGCATTACAGAGGTGCATGAGGAGGCTGTAGATGAGGAAATGGGCGGCGGCTTTGATGGCTGGGAGATTGCTGAGCAGATCATCTATGAAAAAGATGAGTATATCAAAATGCTTGCAGAAAAAAACAGCCTCTTAGCAGAGGAAACTACCAGTTTGCAGATGGCTCTGGTAGAAGTCTATGAGATGATGATTTAACACAGGAGGTAAGAGAAATGGCTAGAGTATATGCAGATCTTATCCGTAAAGGTCTTAAGACTATTGAGGATGTACCAGAAAAGCTCAAAAAAGAGGTTGAGGAAATTCTGGAAAGAGGTAATGAGTGATGCTCCGCACTCTCATCCTAAAAATATTCTTTAGAAAGGAGATACCTACAATGGCGGTTATTTATGCTACCCTTATTGTTAAGGGCAAAAAGACTATCAATGATGTGCCAGCTATCATTAAGGAACAGGTTAAACAGATCCTTATTGATTTAGAAGTACCAGAGCTGGCAGAGTAACACAGGGAGAGCTTAGGCTCTCCCTTTTGCATTTCAGAAAGGAGGGCTTGTGGTGTGACGGAGGATCAAAAGCTGGAAATTGAGCACAGACTAACAGCGGTTGAGAATAGATCCAAAAGCAATACTAAGCGAATTGATGAGCATGATGAGGTATTAAAAGAAAATACCGATCTGATTAGTGCTATTAAGGAGCTTGCTGTAGAAACTAAGTATATGAGAGCGGATCTAAATGAGGTCATTGAAAGACTTAACAAGCTGGAAAATAAAGACGGAGCAAAGTGGGATAAATTCAAGTGGCTTTTGGTAGCGGGGCTTGTAACCATTATTTTAGGCTATATTGCTATCCAGCTTGGGCTCAAGTAAGGTTAGGAGTGTGCTGATATGGGAAAGGATAAAACCCAGAGGAGGGGATCTCCATTATCTCTAAACTCTGCTAGGCGTAAAGTGGAGTTTAGTAAAATGCTGGTGGTAATAACAGGAGTTCTCTTTGTCTTATCTCTTTTCTTAGTAAGAGGAGATGTGCAAGAGGGCTATGATATATCCAGCTACGCTACGCAAATTATTGTAACTACAGGAGGTATCTTTGGTGCCTCCATTGTTTTCTATCTCAATAAAGCTAAAATAGAAAATCTTTCTAAGGCTAAAATCCGTTTTGTGCTACTCAGATTGAGGTTAGAGATAAAACTTAAAGATCAGCTATCAGAGGAGGCTTATAACCTCATTCTTGAGGAAATAAACCAGATAGATAGGATGATGGATAGCAAGCTAAACGGTGCCTTAGAGGAGGCTATACAGCAAGAGATAGAGCTCAGGAATTACTAGGAGGTATAAAGTTATGACTATTTCCCTTTTTTTAACGCTACTTGTAACTTTGGCTACAGCGGTATCACTGCTTACAGAGGCGGTAAAAAAATCTTTTGAGGGTACAAAGATCAAGTACTCCTCTAATGTAGTTGTACTTATTGTATCTGTAATTGTGGGTACTGGAGGCACAGCTCTTACTTATATGTTTTTGGGTATCCCCTTTACTACCCTTAACATTGTTTGCATGGTGCTTATGGCGGTTGCTGTATGGATTGGAGCTATGCTGGGATATGATAAGGTACTGCAAATGATTGAACAGCTTAAAACTATTAAAAAGTAACTGGGAGCCTTTAATAGGCTCCTTTTTAATGAGGAGGATTGCTATGAATAAAAAGAATTTTTCCGCTGTTTTGGCAGAGATTGAAGTAAAAGCGGGAGAGGAAATCACAGAGGCAACTCTTGAGGAATTATCAAACGGCAAGGAGGATAACGAAAATGAGTAATAGCCCTTTGGTGAGTTATACAAAAATTTCACCTAATAAAACAAGCCCTAGAAATCATGCCATTGATACTATTACTATTCATTGTGTAGTAGGTCAGTGCTCGGTAGAAACATTGGGTAATATCTTTGCTCCTACATCCAGACAGGCAAGCTCTAACTACGGTGTAGGGCTTGATGGTAAGATTGGAATGTATGTAGAGGAAAAAGATCGCTCTTGGTGTACCTCTAGTGCTGAGAATGATAACAGAGCGATCACTATTGAGGTGGCTAGTGATACCTCTGAGCCTTATGCGGTTAATTCTAAGGCTTATAAAGCCTTACTGGATTTGGTAACAGATATTTGTAAGAGAAATGGGATTAAAAAGCTGGTATGGTCTACTAATAAAAACAATCGTGTAAAGCACTTAAACGGCTGTAACATGACTGTACATAGGGATTATGCTAACAAGTCTTGTCCGGGCAAATATCTTTATGACAGACACGGAGAGATCGCAGATGAGGTAAATAAGCGGCTGGGCTCTAGTGCAGATATAGAGCCTGATAAGCCTAGCACTAGCTTTAAGTTTAAGGTTGGAGATATTGTACAGTTTGCAGGGGGTAAGCATTATACCAGTGCAAGCGGCTCCAGCGGTAGCTCTGTAAAGGCTGGTAAAGCTAAGATTACTCAGATTGCCAGTGGTAAGCATCCTTATCACTGTAGGGCTGTAAATGGTGCTGGAGTGTTTGTGAGCGGCGTTTATGGATGGGTAGATGAAAATACCCTAACTCCTATTGCAAGCGGCTCTACAGGAGCTACAGAGCTTAAGGTGGGGGATCAAGTAATGTTTACAGGATGCCTCCACTACACAAGCTCTTATAAGGGTGCTACAGCTCATGCTTGTAAAGCTGGACTGGCTAAGATTACTCAGATTGCCTCTAAAAATCCTCATCCGTATCACTTACAGGCGGTAGCTGGTAAGGGCTCTACAGTGTATGGCTGGGTAGATGCTAAGGATATTTCTACTACAGCAAAAACTTATATTGTAAAGAGCGGCGATACTCTTAGTGGCATTGCTAACAGATATGGTACTACGGTAGCTAAGCTGGTAGAGCTCAACGGTATCAAAAATGCTAATCTGATCCATACAGGTCAGGTAATTAAGTTGCCATAATAGGCTATCCTATTTTCTTAGAGGTATGGGCTCCTCATTTTTGAGGGGCTTGTACCTCTTTTTTTGTTTTTCTGTTGCAATCTTTATATAGGTAGTATATAATAGATACAGACTGAAAAATATAGCCGTTTTAAGGGCTTGTTTGGTTTGGGGGTATAGAGATATACCCTAACAGGATTAAAGCCGCTCAGAGGGGCTCTGGGTTGCTCAGCGAGGCATTATAAAATAAGGAGTGTGCAGGATGGCATTTAGAAGTATTTTAGATTACAGAAATGTTTTAGCTACAGAGGGATTAAGGGCTGTATTTTATGCCAGAGTATCTACTGCTGAGGAGGAGCAATTAAACGCCATAGAGCTCCAGATAGAGGAAAACAGAAACGCTATATCAAGGCATAAATGGAAAAAGGTAGATGAATATATAGATCGGAGCAAGTCTGGTACTATGGTAAAAGGGAGAGATGATTACCAGAGGCTCTTTGAGGATTTGCTTTCTGATAAGTTTGATATAGTAGTTATAAAAGATCAAGAGCGGCTCATGAGAAATACTCTTGATTGGTATTTATTTATAAATCGCCTAGTACAAACAGGAAAGCTCCTGTATATGTATCTTGATGATAAGTTTTACTCTCCTGATGATGCTCTGATTACTGGCATTAAGGCTATCATTGCAGAGGAATTTAGCAGAAACCTCTCTAAAAAGCTCCATAATTATCATGATGGCAGAATTGCTAAGGCTAGAGAGGGCAAAGAAATAGATCTACAGGGTAGCGGTAATGTATTTGGCTGGGATAAAGTAGATGGTAAGTATGTGATAAACCCTGAGCAAGCAAAGGTAAGGCGGCTTATGTGTGAGGGAATTATGGAAAGGAAAGGCTCTACGCTCATAGCAAAGGAGCTTAATGATGCGGGGTATAGAAACACGGTAGGTAAACCGTGGAAACCTATGGATATTCCTAAGTTTGTGTATGATTGCAGAAATGTAGGAATTATGATAATCAACAAAGAGAGAAACGATTTTGAAAGCAAAAAAACCATTAAGCTCCCTGAGAGTGAGTGGGTGTATGTGAAAAATGCTTTCCCGCCTATTATAACTGAGGAGGAGTGGGCTCTAATCTGTAAAATCCATGAGGAGAGAGTAATAGCTACAGGCTCTAACAAGCGGGGAAAGAAAACCAGCGGATACTCTTTTAGTGGTAAAATTGTATGCGGGGTATGTGGTGCCTCATATTGGAGGAAACAGAGGAGCACAAAAGAGGAGTATTGGGTATGTAGTACTAAACAGCAAAAGGGCAGAAAAACTAGAAAGAGAGATGCTGTAGGCGGTAAGGCTGGAGAGGTAAATCCTGTAGGGTGTGATAATGATAATATCTCTTACAATTCCCTTATGGAGATTATGGAGGTTGTTTCTGAGCGGCTGAGAGCCGATACAAGCACGATTAAGGAGGATATGGTAAACTGGCTTACCCGCCTTAAAAAACAGCTCCTAGAGGCAAATGGAGGGGCTACAGAGGCAGAGCTACAAAGAGAGCTAAAGAGAAAGGATAAGCTCTTAGATGCTTACTTAGATAATATCCTCTCAAAAGAGGAATATCAGAAAAAAGCAATAGCCTTAGATGATAGGATCATAGAGCTGAGGCGGGAGATAGAGGCTAATAAGTCTAATTTTGAGGATCTGGCAGAGATTGATCGAGTATTGAAAAATATTGATGAGGAGGTAGCTAGGTACATAGATGAAAATAACCAGCTCAAGGTAGAGTACATTTTAGAGCACTTATCTCAGGTAGAGATCCATCCTGATAAGGTCATAGTTATAGTACCGATATTGAGTGAGGGGATAGTAGTAGAAAAAACTCAGTATGTATCTAGGCAGAAACGGATGCGGAAAAACCACCCTT